GTTCCATATTACGCCTCCAGTTGTAATACGCCTAGAGATACCTGCACGGTGCTTGTGCTACCGCTTTTGTTTGTAACCCTACACGGTATATTTGTTGTTGTACTACTTTCTAGGTTAAATCCATAAGCACCTGGGCTTATGATAACTGTTTCTGCACCTGTTGTGATAACTTCTGCAATAAGTCCTGCGTCTGATGTAGGATCAACACCCTCTGCTCTTGAAGCGTCTGCTGTTCTTGTTGCGGCAGTCACATACAATCTTACACGAGCCGCTCTGTCTGTTGTTATAAACAGTAGTGCGTATGCTTTGAATCCTGTGATGTCTAAGTCTGCTTGTGCGGCATCTGCCAAACTTGAAGTTTGGTTTGTTCTTATGATTCTGCTTTGAAGGCTACTACCACCGCCACTTGCGTCTTCAAATGTAAAACCACCTGAACCATTTGTAGTAAGTACTTGTCCGTTAGTGCCATCACTAATACTTAAATCTGTAAGTACACTAGGAATACTAGTATTACCTGCAAGAGCAGTTGTGCTAGTTGTACCCAATGCTAGTGCATCAGTAATTCCATAACCTGCTATTGTAGTTGGTTTACTTGTAACATCTGCAAACGCCACACTTGTTAAGTAAGTGCCTAAATCACTGATTTGTGATTCTGTAATACTAAGTGCTGCTTGGTGTTGCGTAACATCTGCTTGACTTACACTGGTTTTTGCACCAAGACCACTTGCTGTGGGAGGAGTGTATGTTAATACACCTGTTGAACTATTGTATGCTAGTGTGCCTGCGCCACTGGCACTGGCTTGTGTAACACTTATGTCTGTGAGTGCTATGCCGCTGCCGCCGCCTGCACCACTGATTACAATACCACCTACAGTTGATCCATCACCACGATATAGTTTAAAATCATCTTCGTCAAGCGCAATATCACCTTCTTGCAACAAGTAATTGTCACGAATACCTTGCACTCTTTTAAAGAATAGTTTTCTAAACGCCATGGAAGTCTCCTATAGCGTATTTATTAGGCTTCTGTTCCTGCTGGTGGTGTTGATCCTACTGGACTTGCGTCACCAGTTGCACCTGCTTCACCTGCGCCGCCTTCTTCGCCACCGCCAGGTGCTTCACCTTCTGCGCCCAAGTCTGGCTCAAACGCATCCATGTCTGCTTGTATACCGCCTGTGGTAACGCCAACACTGCGCATACTAGGTAGTTCACTTTCAACGCTGATATCAGCATTTTCTTCACGCCATAGTTTGTTGTTCTCTGACATTTCTTCTTCTGTCATGCCCAAGTAACGCTGCATTAGAAAACGCTTGCTCATATATGGATAACCTTCTAGTGCTTGGAATGTGTTAATTCTAGCAGCATCCATTTCAGTTTCGCGGTAACTAGCAAAGTTTTGTGGCTCATTAAAGCGTAGTTCAAATGTGCTGTTGTCAATTTCAACGCCGCGCCACTTCAAGAACATTTTAAATTCTCTGTCAAATGTAGCAGCAATAAGACGCTGCAGTCTCTGACAGTATTCGTTAAAACGCTTTTCCTGGATCATTGCTGTACCAACACGACCGTCATTGTATGCTGCTGGACTGTCTTCAAATCCAGTTGGCAAGTAGCTGCTAGGAATACGCAAGCCACGGAACAGTTTGTTAGTAAAGAATTTCAAGTCATCAATCTCACCGAGGTTTGTGCCGCCTGGTAATGTGTCAACTTTTGAACCTCTGCCTTCCGCTGTTTGTGGGAAGAAGTAGTCTTCGTTAGTTGATAGTGGATTGTATGTTGTATCCATGATGTTAGTACCGCCGCCAGTTTTACTTGGAATACGGCGCTGATGAATTTCATTTTTAACACGCTCAACAAAGCTCATAGCCATATGACTTGGCATGTTGCCTACATCAATATAGAATACTCTGCGCTCTGGCGCACGTTGGATACGGTAGATAATAATAGCATCTTCAAGCAGTTCTTTTTGCTTGTATACTTTAAACACTTGTTCCAGGATGCTGTTGCCAAAGGGCCAGTTAGGATCAAGTCCTTCTGTCAAACTAGCATGTACAACGTGCTCTGCTTCAATTGCTTTTTCGTTTAGCGCACGATCAAAACGTCCTTGCGCACTGCTTCCGCCGCTGCCATCATACAAAGTACTAGGCTGAATGTAACCTCTGTTTTTGTTAAGATCACCTTGATGTCCATGGTCACTGAATGTGCTTGCTGTAATAGTAAGATTTTCAAAGTTAGGATTGATGTCTTTGATAACATACTGCTCTGGCTTTTTGCCTTCACTTTCGTTAACAATGATCTTGGTAACTTTGTTCATTTCACTCCAGTATAGTTGGAATGTTTCTGGATCTCTGATGAATACTTGATCGCCGTACTTTAGTGTATTACGGAAAATCTTAAACAGTCTCTTGTCAAAATCGTTTAGGTTGTTCCAGTTAACGAGCTGCTTTTTAATAATATCAATTTCACTCTCAGTTGGTGTTTCGTGAAAGTGAATGTCAAAGCCTGTGCCGTTTTCTGTGTTTGTTTGTGTGCAAAACTCAGCAAGAATATCCAGTGCAGCATTGATTTCACTGTCAATATCCATGGTCTCATACTGACTATAACGTTCAGTACGGTTAGGATGACCACTATAAACTTCCGGCAAGTGACTAGCATAGTGACTGTACTTGGTACCGTCGGTGCCGCCCTTGTTTGTGTTTGTAAAAGGACTAGTGTCCTTTACTAATGTGAAGTGTTTTTTCCAGCTCATAATTTATTATACTACCTTATTGCGTATTTACCTAATTTATCGCGACATCTTTGTAGCGTCAACTAAATCCTTATTAGATGTTGTTAGCTTTTTGACTTCAGCGACCAAATCTTGTGTTTCTGCTAATTGGCGTTTAGAAACTGCACCCATACCTATTAATTCAACTGTCATGTTAGAAATTGCTGTTTGTAATTCTTTTCCACCTGGTATTTTATCCAATGCACCACTAATAATACCTTCGTCAGTTTGGTCTAGTCTACCTCTACTAGCTGCAGTTATATCAGGGCCTGCTGTTCCAGTGGCTTGTGTGCCTGTCCCAAAGTTAACAGCAGCGGCTTGTGCGGCTTGTGCTGGCACAGTAACGGTATTTGCAACTGTATTAAGAATATTTTGTCCAGCTGAGCTTCTATAAAAAGCATCAAGCAAACTACTGATACTAGTAAAGCCTTCTTGGAATGCTCTTGTTAATTGGTTTGCTGCTTGTGCTGCCGGGTCGATTGCTTTTTTGAAATCACCAATTGCGCCGCCTGCAGTAACATTTAATTCTGCTAGTACGTTGTCAACAACACCGGCGTTGACTTTATTCATTAATTCAAACTGAGTTTGAAAGTTCTTTTCTGCCATTTGCACAAAACTGTTTGTACTACCAGCAACGCCTAGTTTAACTAGATCAGCCATTGCTTCTGTTTCTGCAATAATTGCTCCGCTACTACTTGCAACATTTTTCAATGTTTCTAAACTAGCCTTAAGATCCTGACCGCCTTTTACTGCAGTAATAGTATTACCAATTTCAGTAGTAAGTGTGCCCATCATAGCTGCTTGCATATTACCTTCTTTGGTAACAGGCCCTCCAAATGCAACAAATTCTTTGATAAACTGTGTAGCCTGCGGAAATTGTGCGCTTAGTGCTTGAACTGCTTCGCGTTCTTTTTGGCTCATACCCAATAGCACAGCATTCATTTGCGCATCTTTGCGTTGCATGCGCATTTTTTCTTTTTCTTGTTCTATTGTTGTACCATTAATAGCCGCTAGTGCTTTTTGCTGCACTGCAAGATCGTATGCACCTTTGGTAACATCAGCCATACTAACTGCAGTGTTATATACTCCAGGTGTGCCTTCGGCAATTGCTGCTAGATAGTCTGCTGTGTTATTGCCTATATCTTCAAATGTCATACCCATGCGCTGAAAACTATCTCCATAGTCTCGTATAACTCTACTGTTCGCTAGTGAGAATTGATTTGCACCTTCTGTGGTAGCCATACCAAACACACTAACTCGTTCTCTGTTCTTTTCGAGCACATTGCCAAACTGTTCCATGGTAAGCCCGCTGGTGTGTGCAAAAGTTCTAAAGTTGAGCATGCTCTGTCCGAAAAGTGCACCGTTGTTGGCTGCTTTTCTGTATTGAGTGCCCATCTTATCAATATCACCTAGTGCAACACCAAGCCCTGACACTAACACCTGCCCTATTTTGCCAGCCGCTGCAACCAGTGCTCCGGCGACTGGATTTTTAGCAGCAACGGTTATTGCTAGTCCTGCAGCGATTCCTGCATCGGCTATCATACCAGACGCTTTATTAAATGCACTAGTCAAAGCACCTGCAGGTGCTTCTATGTTAACATTGCTTAAACTAGTTGCATAAGAACTAAATGCAGCCATAACACCACGGCTACTTCTGCCTAGTCCTGCCACACTTTGACTTGCTTCATCAGTAGCTCGACTGTTAGTACTAGCAGCACTACCCATACGCTTTAGATCTGCAGCCGCACGTTTACTGTCGCCGGCAACAGAAGCAAATATGCTTTGAATGCCGCCTGGGCCTGTGGTCTGATTGTTTACAGCTTCAACTAAACGCTGCAGCGTTTGTTCGCTTGCAAAGTTATCTGCTTGTACTTGTCCAAATCCTGGAACGTCAATTACGGGCAAAGAAAAAATCTCCGGTTATATGCGTATATAAATATACACACAGTATCATATTTATTATGTATTTACCTGGAGAAAAACATGGTCGAAGTACCCGAGAACTTTTCAATGAATCCCGA